ATTTCTGCCTTCATTGATTTGAAGTCAGGTTTGTTGACGGTTAAGTCAATAGATGCGTTTAATGCCATTAGTGTCCTTCGCTTATTATGTAAAAGTTTGTTCCGTCACAAGCAACCCAATCAAATCCGTTGAGTTGGTTGTCCGTGTGTGAATCCACTCCGTCAATGGTTGCCGTTGTGATTGTGGCAATGGTTACGGAATGAGCAGTTGCCGTTTTTTTGATTACCCAATGTTTGCCTTGCAACCCACTTGGATCAGGTAAATTGACCGTGATGCTTCCAGCAGTTGTATCGCATAGAATCAACCAATCATCTTTGGTTGCATCGTAATTGCTTGTTACCGACTTAACTGCACCGCCACTCAAAAATGATGGATACATCTCGTAGTTGCCAACATAGAGAGTTTCGGGTTTGGTGACCTCAAAGTCCTCACAAAGCAATGCAACGCTTCCATCCGTACCCATTGGGAATGCCACATTTGTCAAACCAAGCCCTGAATTGTTTACATTGACAGAATCATTAACAACCCCACTACCCACAAAAACACCCATTCCACTATCTTGGCTTGTGCCTACGCTGACTCCTTTGATACCCGGCTTGATTGGGAAGTTCCCTGCAGGATAAATATCACCGTTAATTTCTTCACTTTCTCCTCCGCCCGTACCACTTCCTATGGTTTTGTTGGTGATAGTTGATGGTGGTATAAATTGAGCCAAAAGAAATTCACATTGATACACCCCATCTTGCATTGGATTGTAATCGTTGACCTTGTTCAATCTCCAATACTGGCCTTCAAAGAAATAAAGATTCTTAAATTGTAAGTTAAACCAATCGGAAGGAGTTATCCGGAAATATGCTCGTACAATCTTGGAGTTTTTATTAGTAATCTCCGTAATAAATCGGTAGTAAAAGTTAGTTACAAGATTTGAATTCCCGTATTTGTAACCAGCACCAACACCCAACTCTCTTGGCATCCCAAAGAGAATGTCAAATGTTGGATTTGCAATTGAATCATAATGCAATGTCAACGGCAATGATGCCCTATTTGAGTAAAATGGTAGCATATAGGAAATCGGATACAATCTCCAAGATACACCAGTTTGCAAACCGCTATAATACAGTATCCTCAAATCACCATCTTTCTCCGAATCCACATAAGACAAGACAAAGTTCTTTTGTGCGTTCGGGTAATTCTTGATTTGAGTTGGTGAAAATACAATGTCAATCTTCTTCTCTGTTTTTACAAAGTCATTGTCTACCTGATAAGTTCGTGAACCGTAGGTTGTTTGATACATCTCTTGATATTCTTGGTTGCTTATATCACCGCCTTGCTTGTAACTAAACATATAGGGGTTTGCATCCAGTTCACCCATTGGCACAATTTCAACGGGTTGTGAGTAATCAAGTTTTTTTGTCCAATCAACATTTACTCCATTATAGAAATCATCACGAGGAACGCATCGTAACACCTTTGGCTGGTCTTTGTCAGGTTCAATGTACAAGTTGAACATCTTAACAAAAGACATCAGCATATCACTTTGCTTCACTTCGGAATTTAAGAATTGAGTGAAATCAACAGTTTCCCCATAGCCAAAAGTGAAGGCTGTGGAATCATTCTCTACAAAGGAGTTGGTCAATAGATCAAGCGTAAAATTGCTATTCACAAGATTTGTGTTGTTCAACGAATCATACACTTGAGTCAATTTGAATGTCACACTATCTCCAATGTTCGCACGAGAATACACCAAGTGTACATCGTTTGTTGTAGGGAACACACCAAATGTCTGTTGAAAAGTTCCCGTCTTTACAAGGATGTTATTCACATACATCCCAATGGCAATCGTGAAATTATCCGGTGGATACAAAGGTGAATAAGTACCTATGCTACACACCATATTCAAGCTCAAATCAAACACATATTCACCAGCAACGGGAACGACATAAGCACCGGTAGTATTGTTGTAATTGTTACCGTTGTCATAGTTGCCTGATGTGGAATCGTTATTGAAGATTAAGGTCGTTCCAAGTAAAAGTGATTGAGTTGTGGTTCTTGTTGCTTTGTATCTCCTTTGCTCAATGACTGCTGAACTCACCGTCAATCCGTTTGGTGGTGTAACAACAAGCCTTTTGAATTTATCGTTGTTGAAATACGAATCTGCCGTGTACGAATAACCAGCACCCGAAAAGATTTTGTCAACTACGGTCTTTGCATAAAGGCAAGGAGTCATTGAAGATACCTCAAACTGTGTGATGTTCTGCGTTTTTGAATAACCCTTGTCAATCATCGCATACATATACCCCTCACCGTAGGCAAATGCTTGTGGCGTTCCGTTCTTGAAGATTTGGTTTGACCAAGAATCTATCACCGAACCACTTGACAAGGTGTGATTGTACTCGCTGAAGTTTAACGCATTGAGTTTGCGTTCTGCAATCGTAGTAAATAGGTCAGCAGTTTGTCCGTGCAATGAGCATTCGTAAACGATTGCCGTGCTATCTGTGACATTGATTTGAATCAAGCGGATGAATCCCCTCAACTGCTCAATCTCATCCAACAGAACGACAACATCGGCTTTTTTGTTGGGGTTGAAATCAGGTGCAAATTGAGTTGATGTGCGAATCGTGTGTTCAACCTCAAAGATGTGTGAGAATAGTTTGTTGTTTTGTGCCGTTCCGGGAATAGTAATTGTCTTTGTCCATTCACTTGACCTTGATTGTGGTTCACGGATGTCGGCAATTGCTTTGTTGATTGAGATGTCAAAGTCAGCAGACAAATCAACTGGGGTGTTGTTGACCAATAACCTGATCATATGCGTTGAGATTTGTCAGCGAATGAAAGAGTGATGTCAAGTTCCAAGTTGAACATCCTATCTTGTACGGTCTTCTTCTGCTCGTAGTTGGCATTGTCAATGTTGACCGCATACAAAGTGCCATCATACATATACACCACCGGAGATTCAATCAGGTCTTTCAGCCAAACGGATTCCGTATCGTTTATCCAGTTGCTGAATAGTTTGATTTTTTGGCTTGTCTCCGTGTGATAATTGGTGCGAGTTCTTGCCGATGTTTGATATCCGTAAGTTGCACCGAGTGTGTATGGGTTCTGTTGGAATTGCTTTCGTGTGACTTCAAAGTTGTCTCTTCTCACCATATGAAAACGGAAGGATTCAAACCCTCCCAAACGGTTCATAAAGAAGATGTCAGTTGTTTCGTACTTACTGCATTCATCCTTTATGTTGAATCGGTATGTCTCGGATTTGGAAGTACCTCCAGCCTTCAACACCACATCAAAATAGGTAGCACCACCCGGAATTGTCAATTGGCTTCCAACAGGAATCCTCACAACCTTTGAAGATGGCAAAGAAAATGTTTGTGTACTCGCATCGGAGTAAGTAATCAAAACGCTTGTGGCATCTCCCTTCAAACAATACAACCAATCCTTTTGTGTTCTGTGGATGGTTCGTGTTCTCACATTGGTCAAGAACTTTGCGGATGTAGATGTGGCGAGATATTGCCCTTCAGCATATGTCACCAAATCAAATGGGTTCAATGATGCATTCCAAACCGTTCCAGTTGCTGAAGTCAAGTCAAGGTATTCGGTGATTGTTCCGGTTGCTGATGGTGAGTACTCATACCCAAATTCCACCTCGTAATCTGTAAATGAGTTTACGCATCCGCTTGGTGATGAATCTGTGAACTCCCAATTGTTGGTCACATAAGATTCCAAGATTCTACCAATGTTGAACACCCCTTTGTTAGTACTGCCATAGTATATGGGTGCTTTGAGTTTAGCCACGGTAGTTGATGCGACCTTGACATCTGCAATGAACTTGAAATTGTCCTTTGTGTAAATCCCGCCTGAAGATTCCGTGATCACGAAGTTCGTGTCATTGAATGCTGGGTGATAACTGTTGGGTTGTTGAGTGATAGATAATGCCACACACAAAAATAGCACTCGTTGGAATGCGTTCCAAATGTGCATCAGGGGTTGCACAATTTATAGGTGAATTGCATATTGATTGCACAATGTGTCTTATAGTACGCAAAAACATATAATTTGTCCGATATATAACACATTATACCCGAATGCGTATAGTTATGATGGACAAATCAGACATAAATACTTTGCAATCAGTAGTGATTCCCAATACTTATCGCAACAAATGACTTTTAGGAATGAATATACTGGAAAAATTCATGCATTTATTCGGGTAATCACCGAGTATAGTGGAAAAATTTAACAACTAACATTTGCCACTAATCCTATAAATTGGCAATAATTTGAAATACTGCCGTTTGTTTGTAACAAATAACCACCACTATTTGTTACCGATTGGTATTATACCGGTCGGTATCACAACATCTCGTGCAGACAAGCCACAACATAGGCATTGAATCCTTTTGTCGCTGCCTGTTCTATTCGCTTCTGTCTCTCTTTGGTTTTCTGCTTATAGAATGCGATGGTGTTCAAGAACTCAATCAACGGCATTGTGAGAATAGCATCCCACTTTGTGCGGTCTCCTTTGACAATTCTGTCAACCAACTCCAGCCAACCTATCGGACTTGCGTTATCTCCTTGTTCAACTTGTCCATCTCCTTGATCAAATAAGATTGGATAGTTTTCAATAACTCCGGATAAACTGCCGAAAAAAAAAGCGAGTAGGAATACGGCAATGGCACAGTCATTGACAGAAACAAATCGCACTTATCTTGATAGTGTGCTTGAGCATCTTTGATGGTCTTTGACTTGCCGAAGAAATCAACCTCGTATGCAAGTAAAGCCATTATCTTGTTAAGGCTTTCAATCGTATCTCCGTTGAACACTTGCTGAAGTTCAATGAAGTGGTGACCGCAAATCTCATTGGGTGTTTTTGCCAAGCGGAAATATCTCCCTTTGTGCTTGAACATAAATTGCACAGGTCGGTTTGGAAGCTCATTCAAGAACTCCAACTTTTTGAATTCTCTTGTTAGATCATCAATCGGCATTGATTCTACCTTGTCCATTGACCAATGGTTAACGATGGCAAGAATGTTCATTGTCCGTTCAATGTTGGACATATCACGACAAGAGTGAATCTCTTGCAGTTGGTGGATGGTTATGTTGTTCCAGTTCATAGCGTTTCAATTTGTAACGGTTTAAGCAAAATAAAATGTTCCAGGTCTATTGTGTTTCTTGCAGTCAACTGCCAAAGCCAAAGCCATAACGCAGTCATCGTGCAACCCTTGTGGTGCAGTATACCTCACACCCGTTCTTGTATATTCAAATTCAAAGTTCTCCATCTCCGAGCCAATGGGTTCTTCAGGGAAATACACTTCCCTATTTTGTACGCTGATGACCAAGCCTTCAATGAGTTGTTGTTTGCTCTGCGATGTGAACTTGAATCCTTTGATTCGGGGATGGCTTCGTTGTAATTGCTCAACGATAGGATCCCCAACTCCGGTTGAATCCACGAATGCAGGAATCACACCAATCAATGTCGTAATCTTTGCCAATGTTTGCGACCAATCCGCTTGGAATCGGTCTACATATGATACGCAATTATTCGCATCTAAACCAATTATCACCGTATAATCCGAATACTTTGCCAAATCCACGCCCCAAGCAACAACACTTCTGTTGGTTACTGGCTTGTAGCAACTGCGGATTGCATCAATTCCGAATGGGTTTGTCTTGTCATCGGCTGGTTCTGCCAAATACAACTCATTGAAGACATGAAGTGGGAGATCTCGTTTCGCTTGTTCAACCTCTTCCAGTTTGAGAATCCCTTCCTTGACCGCATCATATGCCGTAATCTTGAAATACTTATATTCATTCTCACCGCTTCTCGCCCTTTCGCCCAACTTATAGAACCAATTCTTCTTTCCTTTGACATTCCCAATCAGTTTGCACTTGCCTTGTGTGGCAGTTAGGGTTGAACGCATAGCATACCACGATTCCTCACGCATACGAGATGCCTCATCTATCACGGCAGCGTAGACATCATCCCCATACAAGTTGTCCGGCTTCTCCCCTGATTTGAATTCTATCCTTGCACCCGTTGGAAGAGTGAGCAAAAGTTTTGTTTCGTTGCTCGTAAAGAAGTTCTTGTCGGTGACTTGTGACTTCATCCTTCGGAATGCAATCTCCGCTTGTTGGTATACCGGTGCAACCCACCAAACAGATTGATTGTCCTTGCACTTCAACGCTTGTTCAAATAACCAAATGATGTGAGATGCCGTCTTGCCCGTCTTTGTAGACGCAGCAGTGATAGTAAAACGAGCATCACAATCAAGGATGTCTTTTTGGTAACTCGTGACATATGGTCTTTGATAGGTTATTTGCATAAACTTTGGTAAACACTTAATCGTGTTAGATTGTGCAGTTCAAGGTTGTGGTATGTCTCACAATAGATGCGATTTGATTCGCCCATTGATTGTCTCACCGAATGACCAGCATCAATCAACTTCTCAATGGATGCCTTCCAGTTATTTTGGGTTGCGAAGATCACGCCATCGTTTCCAGTATGGTATAAGTATGGGTAAACCGCAGAACAGATGATGGGCAAAGAATAGGCAGCGGCTTCCACAATCTTCAACTCCGATTTGCAGTTGTTAAAGTGGTTGTCCTGAAGGGGTGCAAGTACGAAATCAAAGTGCTTGTAGACCTCACCGTATTCAAATACCGAAGTGCCTTGAACGATGTTGGCTTTGGGAATCAGTTTCACGATGTTGTTCCAATGATCACTTGGAGTGTATCCGCAAATGTAGAAATCCACATCCATTGAATTGATGTCATCTGCAATGAGCTTCAAATCCTCCTCGTGTGTGATTCCACCAACCCATCCTATTTTCACTCTTTCGTTCTTCTCCTTTGGTTGCTTCCATTGGTTGTGAGATGTATCCAGGCAGTTTGGCACAATGTAAACATTCTCGTTGATTGTCCTCACTTCATTGGCTAGTTTTTGAGTGGTGCAGAATACCGCATCCGCATAGTTGATGGCATCCTTGATTGAGTTCTTGATCCCTTTGCGATATGCCCAATATGCAGGGTTGTATTTTGGAAGTACCCAATAATCATCCACATCAATCACATAAGGTTTCCCGGCATCCGTGATGCGTTTCAAGACATCGTACTGGTTCTTTCCAAGCCATCGTGAGAAAACAATCACATCGTATGGTGCAAGGTCAACCGTCATCCATTCGGCTTGTGATTGGCAAACATCAACCACCGCTTCTCCGTTTATCTGCATTCTCAAATGTGGTGCATAGATGCGATGGTAAACCACACCATTGATTCCGTCTGTTAGTATTAAAAGTTTCATAGGGTATTGAGTAAAAAGTTAAAGCCTTGATTCGTTACATAATCAAAGCCATTGTTGACAGGAATAACATTTGGTGAGTGAACGCATATCTCAAGCAATCGTTTTACCTTCATCTGCTCTGCGATTGCGTAGGTGCTTGACTGATTCCCAATGAAAGCCTTGCAACTGCCGACAATGGTTGCCAACATCAATGCATCCTGACATTTCAATAGTTCACAATCTAACTGCCATCTCTCGGTGAATGCGATGTACTCGGATTCGTACCCAAAGAAAACGCACTTGTGTTCCTTCAATGGGAAATAGTTGATGTCGTGGTTGCGATAACGAGCAGAGAAGTTCAAAAGAATCTTGTCGGCAAAGTATGGGATCCGCTCACTGGCTTCAATGCAAGGTTCGTGAAGGTCGGTGATCAATTCAGGATAGACAAGGAAGTGATTGCGTCTCAAATCACCAGCAGCGAGATTCAATCCGTGATGCCTGAACTTATCAAAGTCATAACCCATATCAATATGTGAGTGCATCTCAACCTTTCTAATGTACGATTGATGCTCAAGTAATGGTTTGATATATTCGTATGAGTTTAAGTTCATACAGTATCCACCGCTTGGATGACCGGAAACAGTATTCTGCTCACGGAATCCGATGTGAAAATCTACTGCACCGTGTAACTCTGCAACTCGCTTGGTTGCGGTGAGTGAATAGATCAAATCACCAAGATGACCGGATTGGATTACCCTCATAGTTCTTGAAGTATTTCTTTGACCTCCAAATAAAACATCAACTCATTGCGATTCTGCCACGAGTGATGAGACAACGCCTCAATGATTTGGTCAACTGCAACCAATGAGCAATCCTTAACCGTCAACGAGTTGTTAAACGATTCTTTGATTTCTTGTGCTTTGTCTTGTGATGTCATTCGTTCGGAGTTACTGGGATAGGCATCCAATATGCCACATCAATAATTGCATTCGTGTACTCATCAACCCAAAGGTCATCAAAGTACCTTGCCAAAGTTATTCTCGCATCCGTAGTGTAAACCACTTGGATGTCTTCGTCTTGTGGTGGGAGTTTATCATCACCTCTCCAACTTGCTCTCATCTAAATTCAAAGTTATTGTGAAATTTTTACTTTCTATCGTTTGGTCAATTGTTTCTTTTGGTTTGCCTTGTGATCGTGTTAACAACATCTCCAAGTTGAACAGAGAGTTCTTGTCGTGCGATTTCAATAACGCACCAGCAATGATTCTCTCCAGTATAGTGAACTCATCACCCTTGTCAATCTTCTCAAGGTCTTTCCGTGACATCGTGAGCATAGTGTTGACCGTGTCCTCAACTTGGCTTTTTTGATATCCAATTTCTTTCAATTGGGTGATCAACTTCTTTGGTCTTCCGTGCGGATTTAGTACTTCTCCTTTCTCCGGTCTTGTCAAACTTCCTCCGTGTGGTTGCTTTTCTTGTGTTGCCATATCTCCGAATTTCTCCCGAATTTATTTTACCATTGACAATCTTTGCTCGTGAATGGATTTCAACCACTCCTTGTATTGTTTCCTATCTCCAAACTTGATGTGATCCTCACGACATAATGCCATCAGGTTTTCAATCGCATCGGCTTCCTTACTCCCTCCCATTTGTCTTGGTTCAATGTGATGGATGTCCACGGCAGTTTGACCACACACCTCGCAAGGAATGAAGTCACTTATGTCATAACCGAAATGATTGAAGTATGTCAAGGTGTGTTTCTTCATAACTCAAGATTGTACTCATTCAGAAATTCTCTCAGTTTGTCTCTTGTCTCTTGCAATGCGTTGTATGTGTCTTCGCTTTGATTATCAGGTGGATATTTTGTTAATCCTCTTAGGTGGTTGTCTAAGTCCCAAATGACTGAATGATATTTTGACCCATTGACGGCAAAGTCAAACTCTGCTCGTTCTTCGTCAAGGTTAAATTCAATGATTGCTTTCATTCTTTCTTCTCCTTTTTGGCTTATGCTCATCATCGGCAAGTTGTGCTTTGGTGATGGCTTCTTGTTGTTGGTTTGCCCAAATCAAAAGTGAGTGCAACGCTTCGGTTATACAGGTACTGCAATTAGGCAAGTTCCTTCCGAAGATTTCACGGTGAACATTGTTGAGGATTGCCCCTTGTTCTGGTGTTGGGTTGAACACTTGTGTTTTCTTCCAGTTGTCGTACAACGGTTGTAGTGATAGTATGAATTCGATATTGCTCATAGTTTAGTTTCTAATAGTGCGACAATCACAGTTGCAATGGATGCATAAAGTATCCCCACCCAACCATAGGTGTACAAGAAAAAGGACAAGCCCAACCACCACGACAGGCAGAAAGCACAATCAAGTGGTTTCATTCGCTTCCATTTG